TTCTCGAGGTTCCACTTTGCTTCCGTCAGCGCTTCTTGCGCAGCAATGATAGCGTCTGTGTCAAACGCCTCTTGCGCCTCTTTATATTGACGGCGAGCCATAGCAAGGTCCGCCTCTGCCTTCTCTTTGGCAGAATGGACGAATGCCTCCTGACCGACGTTAACGCTCTTTTTGAGGCTTTTATTTTCCTCAATCAATTGTTTTGCAAGACGCTCAAGCTCTTCTTTTTCGCGTGCAATAGCATCTGCTCTCCTGCGCTCATCGTGCTTGGAGTGTGTCAGTTCTTTGATACGTTTTTTGACGTTATCAGAGTAGCTTTCGATTTCCTCATCCGTTGGGTCTTCAACTTCACGGTTGAGTGGTTGACGCCCACGATCTTGCACAGGCGTATCGTCAACAATTTCAATCTCGACTTCGGGGGCTTCAGTCGTGATCTCTACATTGTTTTCTTCTATCTCGTCTGGGAACTTAAATTGTTCAGCCATTTTTTACTCCGTTAAGCGCGGGAAATCCCACGAGGGTCTTGCACAACAGCGTCAATTTGATCGTCGTTTAAGAGACGAAACTCCTTGCCGAATATTTTGAAACGCGTACCAGAATACGTACGTACCAACACAAAGTCTCCGGGTTTGCACCAAGGACCACTAGGGAACTTGGTCTTGTCAGCGTACGCCTCTGGTCCAACCTTTAGCACAAACAGCACAGTGGTTGCGTGTTGTTCGCGCTCAGCATATTGGGAGGGACGCACGAGATCCAGTTCAGTACCATCAATCTTGTCAGAGATATCAGGCAGTCCGCACAGGATGTGAAAGCCTGTTGGATCAGGCAGGACGGTTGCTTTCTCTTCCGGTGTTGCGTCTTCTACAGGCGCAGACAACGGCTCAATGCCGGGAGGCAAAATTAAATCACTCATCCGATTCTTCCATTTCTTTTAGCAGGTCAAGTAAATAACGCTCTGCGATGGCTAGACCTGAAATAACACCGCAAAGTTTGTGATACTCTTCAAAAGTGCGACACGAACCCCCCGCCATGTCGTCGGCGTAGTTGTTCATGTCGGTACGTATTTTTTCGCGCAATACGCGTGCGAATTGGTCGATCATTGTTCAGGGTTCTCCTTTGGTTTTTCGTCCCGTTTGAATTGTTGGATATGGTCTAGCATGGCTTGACGCTTTTGCAAGTCCATCTCCGCTTTGTGTTTGGCAATATCCAAACCTGTTTTTAACCCTGCCTGTTGTTCTTGCGAAGCCACTTGGTGTTGTTTGGCTCGGATGTCTGCGCCCACTTTCATGGAGTTGAGCTTTAAGTTTCCGCCAACCTTCTCGGTCTCCAACTGCACCTTGGCCATTGCAACCGCTGACTCGGATGCGGCCTTGGCTTTCTTGAGTTGCAACTCTTGTTGCTTAAGCTGGAGCTCTTGCTGTTGCATCTGGATAACAGGGTCTTGGGCTTGTTGCATGGCTTGCTGTTGAGCCGCCGCTGCTTGAGCTTGCTGCAATACCTGATTGGCCGCTTGTGCCATCATGGCTGACATTGCCTTCTCGGCTTCTGGAGAAACCTTCTCGTCTTCCTCTGGCAGAGGCAATCCCAACTGTTGCTGAACCTGCAAGCGGTACATAAACCCAACGTGCTCTGCAATGTGTGCTTGAAGAGCGGCCATGATGGTTTGCGCTTGTGGGTTTTGCCCAATGACGGCTGCGATCATGGGGTCTTGCAACATGGACTGGTGCACGGCCATGTGCGCCTGATGGTCTTGATACTGGAACGCTTTTAAGGGTTTACCCTTAAGTGCGGCTTGGTTCTCAGACACAGGGTCTGTTGGTTTCTGATCATCGGGCAGGGGCACGAGCTTCTCTGCATTTTTGATACCTAGAACGTCCAACATGGAACGATGCAACTGTGGCAGATCATAAATCTGTGGCGCCATCTGAGCCATTTGCATGACCGCTTGATATTGCACCACACGCTGCGAAAGAGTTGCAGCATTGGGATCTGACACAGGGATAACATCAACCTTATCGTAGTCAGACTGCTTAGACTTGCGGCCACCATACTCTGGGTCGTATGTGTAGTCCGGGTCTGTGTAGTCACGGATGATGTTCTTGAGAAGTTTTAGCTCTTGCTTTAAAGCAAAGTGTACCCGGGCCTGAACGGCTGTAAGGACTTTGAGTTGGCGCTCAAGAAGAGCTAAAGTGGTACCGACCGGAGCTTGTGCATTCATGTCAGACACTTGCATGTCAGCTGTTGCGGCAAAGCGACGGCCTTCGTCAACGATCTGTCCTAACAACTGGAACAGAACATTGCTGGGTTCTTTGTATGGAAGGGGAAGGATCGAGTCTCTTATGTTTCCAGAGGCGACGTCGACGTCTCTGAATTCTCCCGGAGCGATAGGCGTATCATCGCCCTTAATGCGTAGTCCACGAGATTTGAGGCCACCGGGGAGATTTGAGAGGGTACCGGCATCGACCAGTTGTCGCATAAGACTGGTAGCAGATTTAGCAAATCCTCCGATAAGGTGAAACAGTCCGAAGCCATAAGCACCGAAACCGGGAATATATTGGTAGTGGACAAAGTGTTGTCGTTTGAGCCTGAGTGCATCGCCTTCCTTCCAATTGCGTCTGATTGATAGAATGGTATTGGTACTCTTGATCAGAGTCACAACGTACGGGAACATGATGCCTGTCTCAGTACCATCCTCATCGACGTCTTGGAATCCATCCAAGTCTAAGTCAACGTGGCACTCATACAGTGTGTAGCGGTCGTCGTTCAGATCACTGAACCCAGTTTCTTTGTCTTTGGCCTGCTTGATGTCGTCTCTCTCACGACGTGGCTCGGGCAACTCTACGTCCAGATAGAACCCCGCCGCTTGCAGTTTAAGAATGTCATTTTTGGTTTTGCGCATGACGTGCGTCACGCGATGGCAAGTGTCCATGTCCGTCGCACCGTAAGGCAGAATGATGTCTTCTGCTGGCACAAACATACTGACTTGACGCCCCAAGTTTGGGTCAAAGTACACTTTCTTGAACGCTGAACCGGTAGCAGGCAAGCTCCACAACATGCGCTCGTGCTCTGGGCGGAACTCTTTCATCTCCTCCGTAAGCTCGTAGTTCATATCATCTTGCACGTTTATTGCTACCTCCATTGTTTCAGGAGTTTCTTTACCCACAATTTTTGTAAGCACGGGGCCTTGGGCTGGGAATGTCTCTGTGATCATCTCAGCTTGGAAGCGGACAACCGCTTCTGTGATCATGGGGTGGAACACACCGCAAGCGCCATCCCAAGGTTCTGTGCGCTCCTCCATGTGCAGACCCAAAAGCTTCAAGCCTTCTGTGTATGCTTTTTCCCACTCTTTACGGGAGCCTTTGTCTTGGTCGATCTCGTACTCCAAGTCCCCGGCAATCGTAGCCAACACACTAGGCGCCATGTATTCGGCCAAGTTGTCATCAAACTCTTCTTCGCCTTGCGTGGAGTCTTTGGGGTTTAAGTCAATCTCCATGCCATCCATGTTGAGATGTACTGCGTCTGGGTTCTCAATCTCTATTTCAATGTCCGGCTCGTCACTGGGCACGAGGGAGTCGAGCCCCAATGGAGCCTGATTGAGTGACTTGTCAAAACTGCTTGTTGCCATGATGTTCCTTAATAGTAAGCTGCTGAACGACGGCGACGGTAGATGCCGTCATCCTTCTCGTCCGAGTCTAGCGAAATAAAGCCGCCTTGTCTAAATCTCATTAACGCTTGGGATGTCGTATCCACATAGTCGTCGTTCTCGCCCACAGGAAAGGCGGCCACCTCTTCAATCACTTCTTTTGCCCATCGCGTGTCGGGCGCCCAGACCATTCCACTGGCAAAGAGGTCAGACACAGCGTTAAGCCTGACCATCTTATCATTGCCGCGGCTCGGATTGGTCTCTTGGACAGGGATTCCCATTGCTCGGAACTCCTGTATAAGTGGAGCTCCAGCAGCCTTTTTTTCCACAATGAATGCGTCTGGTTCCCACTCTTTGTAGTGCTTGAGTGCAATTTGTTTCAGCTCCGGGAATGCCATTCGGTCTTTGAACGCGTCAAGCAAGATGATCTGCGCCTGATCTCGTTCCTCTTCATTGTAGAAGACGCCCCATGTTGTGCAAGCGGAATAGTCCGAATTATTCTTGGTCTCAAACGCCGTATCCCAAGACTGGATGATGTAGTCGCAGGGTGGCGGCTCGTCTTGTTCCCAAATGCGCCAATGCTTTCTGGAGATGATCGCACTTGTGTCTGATGTGGGCTGTTGCATGTACTGGGCGTTCCAGTACCTTGGATCCAAAGATGCCTTGATTTTCTTTAGTGCATCAAGTGGCCACTGCTCTGGCCACAGACTTTTCTCGTCTTCCGTGCCTTCGTTGAGTATGGGTGGTAACTCCACAATCTCCCAAGGCACAGCTTCTGGGTTCCTGATCTGGTAGTCGATCAACTTGCCCGTGAGATCCAAAAGAGACCAGCGCGTCATGATCACAATGATCGCTCCCCCCGGCATCAGACGTTGCAAGGGGCCTGTTTGGAACCAAGACCATGCTGTATCAAACGCCAGTCGGGAGTTTGTCTTTACATCTTGTTCGCTATGTGGATCATCAATAACAAACAGATCAGCGCCTCTACCAGCCAAAGCCCCACCAACGCCCGCTGCGTAATACTGTCCGCCAGCCGCAGTAGACCATTTACCAGCCGCCTTTTGATCCTCCGC